GTGTATGACGAGGGAGTTTCAGCGAGGTAGGGGGTGGTGGAAATGAAGCAACCCAAAACGCCGATCTGGAAGAAGTCCATGTTGCAGAACCTGTACTTTGACAAAATCATTGAGACATTGGACGAAATCACAGAAAACGGCGATATGTATGGCTATGACACAGATGAGACTGGATATTACTTGGACTACAAGCCCCTTTTTGACGAACTGTCAGCCAACGCCTACGACCTCTGGGAAGCCATACAGGAGCTTGGCCTTGAAGAACACTGGGATGATATGACTGTAGCCTTGCTGGGGGAGACCCAGACCGTGCTGGGGTTCGATGTCCACGAGATGGACTATTTCGGGATGCTTGCCTGGGACGAAAGGGTAGCGGTATCTGAGGCAACTAAACGGATAGAACGCATGACAAAGCGTGAACTCATACTGACCTTTCGCAGGGTGATGGTGGCACTGGCGGCCTTTTGGGATATTAAAGCAGGACACGATTGCCTAACGGCCATTGTAGATGAGCTGGATGAACGCAGCGCAGTCTTCGAACGCAAGGAAACGCATATTAACCGGCTCTACCAAGACCTCACAGGAGCAGATAACAGCGAGTTTGATCAGATAGTTAACGGATTGCCACAACGGATGTGGCTTGAGTAAGGCGATGGGGAGCCAACACTCCCCATCATATCCTGCCCGGTAGAGAACAAAAATATACACAGGGGGGTTAGGTAATGGAGTACATGATCCCAAACGACGAAAGACCATGTCTAGAGCAGCAAGAGTTTATTGTGCGGGCCATCAACACCTTGGGTTACAACCCAGTGGACAAGCCGGTGCACCTTTACACATTGGATGAGTTAGAGGAAATTGGCGATATGTACAGGGAGGTGGCGGGGTGAATAAGTGGGAGCTATACGAACGCCGCAAAGGGGAGCTTAAGAAGCAAGGGTTAACCCCGGAAGAATACGAGCGGGCCATCAAGAAGCTAGTGAAAGAATTGAGGTTGTGAGGTGGTTTAGTGCTAAAGAAAATTACCAAGGCGAAGGCGTAAGGGGGGGTTGAATGTCAAGTGCACCAATTCCCAGCGGATACATTCTACTGAGCAGAAAACTCCTCGATAGCGAAATAATGGCTAAGCCCCCTTTGTATCTTAAAGTTTGGATATACCTGCTCACTAACGCACAGCACAAAGACTACAAAGGTTTGAAAAGAGGGCAACTATTTACCTCTATCCCCAAAATACAAGAGGCGATGTCGTACATGGTTGGTTACAGAAAAGAGACACCATCTTACAAGCAAATTAGGGGTGTTTTGGACTGGCTACGATTTCCCTACGAAGGAACTACGAAGGACGAACGAAGGGGATCAATGATAGACATAACGAAGGGCACTCACGGAATGGTTGTAACAATCGTCAAATACGACCTTTACCAAGACCCAAAAAACTACGAAGGGCACAGCGAAGGGCACAATGAAGGAATTGCGAAGGACGAACGAAGGGCAAGGCAGGGGCACAATATAAACAAGAATGTAAAGAATGATAAGAATGATAAGAAGGTATATGGTGAGTTCGTTCGGCTCACCGAAGACGAGCACCAAAAACTACTTGAGCGATTAGGACAAGCCCTAACTACAGACTATATCGAACGCCTTGATAATTACATCGGGAGCAAGGGCAAGAAGTACAAGTCACATTATCATACGATCCTAACTTGGGCTAGAAAAGACGAGGGCGGAAGAAGCGAACAACCAACACGCAACGTTAACTACTATATACCGGAGGATAGCGATGCAGAGAACCATTAACTTAATCACAGAACAAAGACTGTTGGGCAATATCATTGTCCAGCCAGAGGTGTGGTACGAGATTGCCGCCGACTTCAAACCAGAACTGTTTTCAGATCCAACCTTTAGGACGGTAGCTGAAGTGATGCTTGATATTACAAACGGCGGACAAAGGCCGTCTAGCGTGAAGCTATACAGAGAACTTGACGCTAGAAAGGTAGGCGTCACCCCCGACAGCCTTATCGGCATCATCGCAGGCCACGTCACCACCAAAGAAACAAAATCCTTACTGTTGGAATTAGAGGACTTGTACAGGCGTCGCACGGTTTACACAACGCTACTGGAAACGCTCAACAAATTAAAGGACGAGGACAGGGACACAGACGACTTAATCGCCGAAGCTCAACAAGCGATGATTGAGGCGTTTGACAAAACCGGGAAAAGCAACCTCAAAGATATGCAAGACGTGGCAGCAGCCCTTTTCACCCGCCAAGAAAAGATACAATCCGGCAATATGCCTCCCACCTACCCACTAAGTTTAAGTTCGGTGCAAACGCTGGTGGGCGGGCTAGAGACTGGATCACTGACAGTTCTAGCAGCTCGTCCCAGTATGGGCAAAACAGCGTTCGCCCTCAATGAGGCTTTGTGGTGGGCGAAAATGGGATTGTCCGGGATAATCTTTAGTTTGGAACAAAAAGACATCCAGCTTGGTCAACGAAATTTGGCGAACATGCAGGAAATACCGCTAAGCAACCTGCGAGGCAAACTTGACACTCACTACCTGGACAAGTTTTATAAAGGGCTATCAGAACTGCGAGAGTTGCCAATCAAGATAAGCGACAAGCGTAGTCTGACGGTAGAGCAAGTGTGCTCGCTAGCTAGGATTGAAAAAATGCGATCGCCTGGTCTCAAATGGATTGTGGTTGACTATCTGACCTGTCTGCGATTCCCGGGTAAAAACCAGCATTTAGAGGTTGGCGACGCGGTTAAAAAGCTAAGGGATCTGGCGGAGGAACTCGATGTGTTTGTGTTACTACTTGCCCAGCTTAACAGGGGTATTGAGTCACGCAAGGATAAAAGGCCGTTAATGTCAGACTTGCGAGACAGCGGGAACATCGAAGAATTTGCAGATACAGTGATGTTTTTGTACCGAGAGGGGTACTACAATGCAGGTTTTCTTGATGCAAAAATGGGCGATTGGATAACCGAGGTTAATGTGGCGAAAAACCGCCAAGGTGAATCTGGAAGAACGGCCATAACACTGTTTAACCCACCAACGATGAAATGGGAAAACTGTCCTAGTAACTGGTCTGAAAGGTACTTGGCTAAGGTGAAGCCCCGTGGCTAGACCACCTGCTTATCAACTATACCGCGGAGACTTAGCCACAATGCACGCCGGTAACGACTTACAGGAGCTTGTTGAGAGGGCGAAGCTACACGGTAAGATATTCGGCGGGAGTTACAAAGTCAAAGACACCTACGGCAACGTAGTGTGGGAGGAGGACGAAAAATGACGCATGTATCGATTTTCTTATGCATTTTGGCTATGTGTGTGACGTTCTTGATTTGCGCCTTTAGAGCGGAGGATAGAGCCTGGCAAGCGGAGCGAAAGTATGACAGGTTGCGGGCAAGCCTTGAGCAACTAGAGTTGGAGCTGGTACCCAAATTCAAAGTGGATGACCCCGAGTTTTACGCTGGCTGGAACCTGGCTATGGGTCACATCAGAACTATGGTAAGGGAGATAAAGAAACATGCGTGACTTGAAAGCTGATTTGGAGTTGTGTATGCGGTTAAAGGAGTTATGTGAAAGTCAGCGGAGTCGTGCACAAGCCAGAAAACTTGACGTCATTAAGCTGCCAGAGACGATAGACATAGCGACCCATGCGATCGAGAGGGCGATTAAAGCAGAAACCCTCGTGCTAGAGTTGAGAGAAGCACTAAATAAAATTGCATATCCTGTAAGGTATTTGCAAAATGAGGCCGATAAGAAAAACCTTTCGCTTGATGGAAGGGTGGCTACCGAGCTTGCAAATAGCTCCCACTGGCTGAAAAGCATAGCTAAGGAGGTGCTGGGGGATGGAAACAATCAGCGTGAAGGCAGTTAAAGCACGTAAAGGGCATACTTGCGACATGTGCGGGAGGGCCATCAAAAAAGGAGACGAGTATGAGGTCCAGACCAACAAGGATGGCGGAACGCTTTATATCTGGAAAAATTGTATCATATGCCTACCTACAGTAAACAAAATGCACAAAGACGGTTGGTATCCAGACGGAATAACAGGTGAGGACTACAAAGATTATGTTTGGGAGCACGGGGAGGTGCTGGGGGATGAAGTATAAGTGCATTAAAGCCTTTTCGATACCAGAGTGCGACGACGATGGATTCATTACAGAACAAGAGTGGATCGTAGAGAAGGGTACA